GTCTATTCCTGAAGGAGAAGGTGTATACACCGACTGCTTTGGGGCCCAGAAAATCTACCCGGACTCGCCCTACATATTTAATGATGGTGCGAATTATGGAGTAGACGGCTGTGGATTCTACACCAATAGGTTAGAATCCGCAGTCGACTGGAGACGGATCGTCCTCATGACGTCCATTGATCGCTTGGTCAGTGACGATATCATTCCAAAGGAGTGGTTACCGACACCGATTCACGGCGAAACAATGTTAAATGGCGTCTGGAGAGACGAAGAGCCAACTTGGAACCTACCTGAGGTCCAATTGGGTCTTGTTACGTATGACACGATTGCCACGATCATCAAAAGCCAAGGTTGGAAGTCGAGGATTGTGCAGAAAGCACCATGGGCTGTTATACAGCTCCTCCACTTCTTACGAACTCTCCTCTTCAGTAGTTTATCCAAGGATCCCGAATGCAGCACGCTGCACGAGAAACCTGCTAGGAATTCTGCTGTAGATGTTCCTGGAGAAGGCGACAATATCTTGAAGATATTTGCTGCCGATCCGCATGAGGTCGTGATGAACGCGCTTTTAGCTAGTTTCATCCCGAGGAAGTATAAGAAATATTGGACTGACCCTGATGAATGGGTCATTGATTCATTAGATCTTACTCAAGCCACGGATACTATACTTCATATCGTTGCAGAACGCGTTGCGGTTGCAATTGATGATAAGTATGGTTCTCAGAAGGGAATTGGTGCTCTTGTACGTCTTTGCCTCATCCTATGTCTAGGAGGGTCAACAGTTACGTACAAGTTCGCCAACGGAGAGAAAGTAAGGGTACGCCAATCGCGCGGAATTTCCATGGGAAATCCGACGAGTTGGGCGTTCCTCAACATCTTGGTTCGATACTGCAAGGATTTTGCTATACAAATACCCGAAGCAGAATTCGAGATAACGTTATTAGGAAGAATCTTCGCGCGAAGGTTCGACCGACAACTTGGGCATACCACGATAGGTGCGGCGACGACAGCATTGCTGCCTGGCCCCTCGTGGTTGCACTTCGACTTCGTGAAGTGATTAGGTATGCAGGCTTCATACCGTCACCGGGAACCGACCTCCTCTCGAGAGAGGTAGGGACGTTCACGGAACGTGTACTGAGACTGAAGCTGGGCACGCTCGCTAAATGGATCGACATATTTCGGGGTAAAACCCTTAATAAGCCGCAAAATAACGATGCGGGCCCTCGCGCCAAGGAAGTTTCTCCGTTCCTCGCCGTTGGCGAGGCGCTTGCGAGAATGACTGCTTGGCTACCTAACAAACCCAAACGGGCTCTGCGTCTGCTAATCCACTGGATTTACGGACGGCAGATCCGAAAGGCGATTGACGCTGGAATACCTGTCTACCTACCGACCTTTCTTGGCGGTCTCGGATTCCCCGAGATGAAGAATAGGCCGATAGCTAGGACTGATGCCCGAACTCTGCGGGCGATTTCAGCGTTCCTTCACTGTGCGAAGTATCCAAAGTTCCTACTTGAACTCGCAAATCTCGACCTTAGGCGTCTGGCGGATAAATCCGACGCGTCAAAGGTCGCTGGCAGGCAAATTGCTGACTGGGTTGACGTCATTGTAAACAGTGACGAACCTATCCTAGTCTCCTTTTCAGACGTTAGGTTTATAAAGCCTGATGAGGACTGGAAAGAAGCAATTGACTGCATCGAACTAGGCACTGACGCCGGACTTGAATTCCTCTGGAATTGGTTAAAGGCGCGGCGTGAGTTCGAGCTGCGGTGGGCTTGCTGGACCTATTCAG